GAGGCCCAGCCGCACCAGTATCACCTTTATCACCTTTATCCCCTTTTAGACTTGCCTTTTGTTCAGGTGTTAAATCTTCAAATGTCATTGTTCCATCTTTACCTTTTTCACCTTGAGGACCAACTGGGCCAGTCTCACCTTTTACAATATATAGGCTAGCCTCATTCTCCATTAAGGGAACATCCGCAACAACCTTTAAAATCTGTTCAATAGAAACACCATAAGCAGTAGCTTCTTCTACATTTGCACCTATTGATAACTTAACATCAAAGCTACCTGTTTCTACTGTTTCTTCTGTATAACCACCTTGACCATCAGGAGTAAGGGTAGTTTCAATTCTTGTAATAATATCATTTCTCATTATTTTAACACCCTTACCTTTCTATTTTTAACTAACATACTAAGTGTTGACTTACTATAACCATCAATGAAACTTTCATCAATAGAAGAAGCATTAGACCTAGAAATGCCTTCATTATTTAATCTATTATATCTTTCTATTGTCATCTGCACAACAGCATTGTCTAATTTATCAGAGTATTCATCTAAATTACAGAACTGAGTAGCTTCATCTTTGCACATATCCACAATAGCCTCAATCTGATTAAGGTGAGATGCGGCGGCTGGTCCAATCAATGCACTAGCTTTTTCTACTATTGTCATCTCTTTATCTCCTTTTTATTTTTAATACTTATAACAGAAACTATTCCAACCAATATATATTATTGTCCGGAACAGTTTGTGTTATTCTAAATGATTTTCTATAATAAAAAAATGCCCCAAAGGTAATTTTAATTTTACCTCTGGGGCAAGCCTTTAATCAGAGGTTATTTAGGCTCCAGCTTTAGGAGTTAACTTAACTACCTTATTTTCATCTGTAAGAGCAACAACTGCAACCTTTCTGATATACACTTTGTTATTTCTTACATTAGCATCTCTTTCCTGCTCAACCTCTGTATCTTTCTTAATGAAAAGAGTAACTGCTTCTTTGCTAGCTAAGTAGATATTACCATTAGTAATAGCTTTAGTAACAATAACAGGAACGCCGCATACAGAACCAACATAACCAGTTCTAACAAAAGCCTCATTGTACTTAAGGTCATCTTTTAACTCTTTGCGGAAATTAGCTAAATCAGCAACACCTACAAGAATAAATAAACCATCTTCATTTTCTGTATTCAACTTAGCAATAGCATCAACAATATCTGTAAATGCAAAACCTCTTCTCTGAACTGTAAGAGTAGCCTTATCAAACTCTGCAATAGCCTTAGCAGTAAAGTCATTAATCATAGTCTTTGCAATTCCTTCAAGACCAGCCTGAACAACCATTGGGTCAGTCATAGCCTGTTCATCATAATACTGGAATCTACCCTGAACAGTTTCTACTTCATACTCTTTTGTTTCAAAGCTAACTTCAATATCTCCAGTGTTACCAGAACCCATTTCAAGAGTTTCTACATCACCCTGTGCTTTATAAGTATTAATCTTTTTCTTCATACCAGCTTCCTGTGTCATGCTAGTATCTACTGTCATGTAGCTTGTTAAATCAACAGCAGTAGTTAAAATGTCTTCAATTTTGTTGGCTAAAACAACATTATCATAAACCTGATTTGCCATAATTATTTTCTCCTTTATTATTTCATATTAGTCAAGCTCTTGTATAACTCAGGTTGAGTTTTAAACAATTCAGCTTGCTGCATTAAGTTCATTTTCTTAAATTGTTCTGCGGTGATTGCTTGATTATTACCTGCCCCAGTCTTAGGTGAACCTGTTGCAATCCTTTTATTAATCTCTGCTTCAACCGCTTTATTAAACATCTTCTCAAAAGAAGTAATGTTTTTCTTTGTAGTTTCTGCATCAACAGCAACAATGAATGCGGCTGCCTCTGCTGGTAGACCCTTTTCCCCAAGTTGCTTTTCTGTTTCCATAACCAATTCTTTCTTTGCTATCTCTTGTTCTCTCTTTTCTAACTCAGAAAGTTTTTGATTATACTCATACTCATTCTTTTCCTCTTGGGACATACTTGCTAATTTCTGAGCCTCTTGCTGTTTCTTCAAGGCTTGAGTAACTCTCCTATCTCCCTCTTGCTGAAGTAACTTATCAACTTCCTCTTGAGTATAAGTCTTAATTTCTTTATTATCTTGGTTCTTAGTTTCTACTTCTTGAGTAGTATTTGTATTCTCTACATCTGCCATAATTGTTTACTCTCCTTCTGAGTACATTCCTTTTAATTCCCTCTAAGAAGAGTTAATCTTATGGAATCCCTCATATTCTAATTATTTTGTTACTTTTAACAGAAACTATTCCAGAGTATTATTTATATTGGTTGGAACAGTTTCTGTTATTCCAATAAAAGTTATTGGGATTTTAGAAGTAGATAATTAAACTAATAAACATCCATCCTGTTTAAAAGTTTCCACTCTTACATCAAAAATCCTAATATTCTTTAATTTAATCTTGTCCAAAAACTCCTAAAAAAACACATTTACAATTAGGATGATAAGGCGGCAAGTCAATACCTAAAGTACCATAAAGAGATACTTCATGTTCACCAACCATTTCCGCACATATCTCATCACAGGGGCTATCATTCTCAATTACCGCATATCTTGCACCCTTCATTAAGTTTGCATCTCTACAGCCTTGAACTGAAGCCGCCTCTAATTCTGTTCTGATTAATCTTTTCCATTCATTTTTTGCTTTTGTTAGGATGTCATGAATTAAACCCATCAGAACTATTGGGTCATCTCCTTGCCATCCAAGCAACAATCCTTGTATTTCTTGTTTAATTCCATTGATATTAGCCATGACTCTTTGTGTGTAATCCTTGCCATCTTTACACCAAGTCTTACTGTATCCTTTGGCAAGAGCAGGAACAGTAAATCTAATATCATCTAACTCATTTAGTGTGGCATTTAAAGAATATTTGTAAGCTAAGGTAAGGCAGTTGTCAAGTGCTTTAATCTGCTCTTGTGCTATCTTATCTAGCTCTTGCTGAATGAAGGACAAGAGTAAAGCAATATCAGTAGAACTAAGTTCTTTATCTTTTGATAACACTATAAACATCTGCACTACTTTAGCTTCCCAGCCAGCACCAATCTTAAAAGCATTATTGTTTATTTTGTGTGCGGCTGCCAAATCCATTATTCTACCTCACTATCTTCTTCTTTATTTAAAACAGTTGGATTAACTCCTGCTGTGTAATAAATAGTTGATTCAGTTTCCTTTTGTAACTGTTCTAATTCTTTATCAGCATCTTCAATAAAAGGTAACTGTCCAAGTAAAGTTCTCTTAGATACAATGCCATCAAGATTCTGAACTAGGGTAGTGATGTCGTCTTCATTTACCGGCAGGTTTCTAGTGAAGACTATGTCCACGCCCATCCAGTCTAGGTCAGCTTTTCTTGTAAGGCTAAAGATAATACTAATAATCTCTAATCTTCTTTGTAAGCCTTTCTTGAACTTTCTTTCCTTAATGGAAGCTAAGTTCTCNGTACCAAGCAATTTATACCTCATAGCAACACCAGAAGTATTGCCGCCAAAGTTCTCATCATTACTATTAGGTGTCTTACTAAACTTATGAATATCCTTCTCTAATCTTTGTTTAGTAATTTCAACTCCCGCACTATCTCCATCTTTAGTTAACCATTCTGCTTTTGTATCAGCATCCATTAAAAGAACTCTGTTTTCTTTCATTTCTCTAATATCTTCAGCATCAGCGGTATAACCATATAATGCTAAGTAAGCATCACAGAAATATTCAAAGTCATTTAAATCATCAGAAACAAGAGCATCATAAGCATCAATCAATGATATAACTCCTTCAAAATCACCAGTCATATCATCATTATTTCTATATTCAACAAAAGGAACACAACCAAAGAAATGCGGCTGGCTGTCTATAAGCTGCAATGTATCCAGTGTAGTAGAGGCTTTATATCTAATNACTTCTTTGTCTGTATATACTTCTACTATTGTTTCCATAGTATCCTTAATAATGTTATATTCATCATAGAATCTTATAACAGCAACTAATTCATCTTCTATTGTGTCTCCATAAATAGGAATAATTTCTTTTGTGTCTATATTAGTAAAGCGGATTGAGCCATCACTATCAATATACAACAGCTCCCAAGCTCTACCATAAATAGAACAATTCTTAGCTAGTTCCATGTTTTCATTTTGTTCATCATTGTATTCAAGAACTAACTTTAATTCATCAATACCTGCTTCTGAACCGGTATAAGTAATAGGGTCACCCATAAAGTAGCCGCATAAAGTATCAGTAATATACTGACTAAATGGATGAGCAACCTTATTATTAGGTTTTGTAGGGTCTGCTTGTGCCCTCTTTAAAACATCTGGTTTATTCAAGTAATAATCTTTAAGTTTAATCAATCTAGGTAAGTCTAACTGTCTAAACTTATAAACCATTCTCTTGATTAGTTCAGGAGTAAGTTCATCTTTGTTATTTAATCTAAACATTTATTATTCTCCTTTAAAATAATATACTTTTATCCATTGTTTGCAATCTAGGTCTATCATCTATACATTGCATACTATATCTCAAAGCATCTAAGTAGTGATTAAATTTATCAACAGGCTTATTGATATATTCATTAGTTGCTCTATCTTTTGTCCAAGCATAATTTTGCAATTCCTCAATAGTCTTAGAACAACTAGGATGAACAATTATCTCATACTGTTGTACCCTTTGAATACCTTGTAATATAGAATCTGGACCTTTAGTACAGGGAATAATTCTTCTTACTCCCTTTCTTTTAATCTCTTCAATACTCTTTTGTTCTGCACTATCAGCTACAATAGTAGACTTAGATAAACCAAGCTCTATAAGTTTATCAGCAATCTCATCATTTAAATAACCAGTTCCGCCCCATTCATTATAAATATAAATTCTTTTTTCCTCTTCACTAACAACAGTGGAGATAAGTGCGGTTGGGTCATTAGTGTAACCAAAGTCTAGTCCAAAACAGTTTATACCTTTAATCTTCTTATAATCAAAATCAAAACTCTGCCAATTAGAATATACAAGTTTATCCAAACTACCAAATTCACCCTCTGCATATATCTTATAAAACACAGGGTTAGTATCTTTTAACAAAAGCAAAGAATCAACATATTCTTTAGGAAGAAACCTATTATCTTTGTATGTGGTTTGAATTATGCGGCAACCGCTTCTAAAATTCTCTAAACTAGCATCAGGTTTAAAGAACTCTAAGTAGCACCAATTAGCTTTACTAACTGGGTTAAAACTTAAAATTATCTGGCTATTGTCTACTCTTTCTCTTATTCTCAAATCAACTTGGTTAAAGTCATCTTGAGTAAATTCAGTAGCTTCTTCTAGCCATGCATCAGTAATTCCCGCAATAGATTTTAATTTTTCTTGGTCATCTAAACCCATACAAATAAAACAAGAGCCATTAGGTAATTGGATAGAAAAATCAGTTTTATTAACTTTACATTTATCATAAATATTCCAATCACTTAATGTATCCAACAAAAGCTGAAATGTTGAGTTCTTAGTGGTGCGGTTGACTTTTCTTAAAACTAATACTTTTCTTTTACTTTTTAANCATTTAAAGATTAGTTTTTGAGTAATATATTTACTTTTGCCGCTACCNGCACCGCCATAATAGATTTCATACCTCTTGGAATAGTCTGTTAAATAAGGAAGATAAGATTTATTGAACAGATTCTTCTTCAGAGTTATCTTCATCTTCCTCACCTTCTAATCCTATAACAATTTCATCTTTAACCTCTTGTTGTAGTTTGGCATCTTCTCTCATTGCCTTTTGCAACATTTCTAATGCTTTTAATTTAACAGAGGCGGGAATAGCTTCATCACCTTTAGGACAAAAAGCCATAGTTGCTATTTCTTCTGTTACTCTTGTTAAATCAATACACTTAGAATCAAATGCCGCTTGCCTTTGTTCTGCTATATATTGTTTAATTTCTGGAATACTTTTAATCTTACAAAAATTATCCATAGCACCTTTTCTACTTTTGCAGTTAGGATAAACTGATTGATATGCTTCTGCGGACTTGTATCCATTACTAAGCCAAGCATCTACTACAGCATAGTATTTCTTCCAAGTCTGTGGTTGAATGTTGGATTTTGTAGGGTCATATCCTTTATAAGCCATCAGTTTTCTCCTTTCTTTGTTTCTATTGTTATATAAAAAAAGTCTTAACTCATCTATTAGGATTTGTCCATTTTTTCTTCTTCTCTTTTCTATTATACTTCTTTTTTACCCAAATGTCAAGAATATTTTACTTGGTAACAAAAATTTTTTTACTAACTCAGGACAATTTTAGAAAAATCTTCACAAATATTTTTGATATATAGATGTAAGGAAGTAAGGAATGGCTTATCCTTAACTTCAATTAAAAAATATTTAAAATATTGAGAGGAGAAAATAACAATGACAG